CGGCCCTGCCGGGGCCAACGCGGTTGCAGAATTCGCACACGCTCTCGCCGTCGGCGGTCTCCAACCCTTGGCTGGTCACGGCGGCGAACGGTTCGTGCTTCGCAAGGCATTGCCGCAGCGTCGCAGCGCCAACGGAGTTGCTGTTGCCAGCGGGGCTGCGCTTGATGAACCCGTCGTAGATCGAGCGCGGCACGGGGAGACCGCGAGCGGCGGCGATGCCGTCGAGCATCGCCTCGATGTGGCGCAGGATGTCGCCAGCGGGGCGGTAGCCCGTCACGGCGACGGGTCCGGTGGCGTAGTCGCGCTGAAGCGCCCAGCGGGGGCGGTTGTTGGTGCGGATCTGCGCGACGATGTACTCGCCCTTGGACTTCTCGACGATCTCCAACGCGAAGTTCAGGCGACGGACGGCGTGCTTCAGACTGGCGGTGGTGGTGCGGTTCATGGTGTCTCTCCTGTGGTGTGGTGTGGTGCGTGATTAGATCGACTTGAAGGTCTTGGTGATCTCGACGGTGCAGTTCGCGATGATGCAGCCGCGCAGCGCGTACCCGATGCTCTGCGCGTTGGCGCGGTTGGTCTGCTCGCCGCACAGGAACGACAACTCGACGAGCAGCGTGCTGATGCCTGCGCGGATGCTCTCAAGGACGAAGTCGAGCGCCTCGGGGACGAGTGTGTCGTGCGGCTGGTAGGTGACGCGGTCGAGAGCGCGGTACGAACGCGCCGCGCTGCACACGGCGCGAGCGGGGAACTGGTAGATGGGGCGAACGCCATCGAGATCGAGGTTCAGGCTGAAGGTGTGCCACTCATCGCCACCCCCGATGACGCAGGAGTCGATGCGACCACGGTCTGCGATCACGATGGTCGCCTCGATGCGGATCCCGGTGTCGGTCAGCAGTTCGATGTGGTGCGAGGTTGTGGTGATGGTCGAGGTCTTGGTGTTCACGGTGGTGTCTCCTGTGTGTGGTGCGAGTGGTCAGGCGGTGTGGCTGGCGAAGAGCGAATAGACCGCGATCTCGCGGTAGTTCGCGAGCGGGGGCTGCTCAAAGAGGCGAGCGGTGGTTGCTTCCTCGTTGATGCTGCGGAGGATCCGGCAGACTTCGTCGGCGGCATCACCCTCCGTCACGGCGCGAAGGCTGCGCGTGCCGATGTGCTGCTGGTTGCTGTCGTACAGTTCGATGAAGTAGGTCACGGTGGTGTCTCCCAAACTGGTGTCTCCGAACGGCTGGCGGCACGCGCCGACAGCGAAAGCCCGTGCGTCGCCTTCCGGCGGCGCAGGGCTGGGGGTCAGGTGGTTGCCTCGATGCCGTAGTCGGCGAGCGCCGCCGGGTCGCCGTAGGTCGCCACAACGGTCTCGGTGTCGGCGAGGCGGTTGACGCGCTCGATGATCGTCGCGCAGCCGCGCTGCGCCGCACGCGCTTGCGCCACAGGACGCGCCTCGCGCAGGGTGTCGTAGTGATCGCAGTCGGTGTCCCAGCCACCGTCGCCCGACGGGATCAGGAAGGTGACGCGGTACTCGGTGTTGCGCTGCTGGTCGCGCTTCGCGTTGAGGCGCACCCACTCCGAGTTCGCCCGGATGTAGACCTTGCGTGCCGCCTCGACGGCTTCCTGCGCTGCATTGAGCGCCCGTGCTGCTTCGCGTGCGTGTGCGGCTGCGATCTCGATCTTGGTCTGCTTGCGTGCCATTGTGGTGTCTCCTTGTGGTGGTGTGTGGTGTGTGGTGTGTGGTGTGTGGTCAGCGGTGCGCGTCGCAGCGCTTGTAGAAGTCTTCGCTCCATGCGTCAGAGATCGCGTTCACGCCGAAGTCGGAGACCGACTCCTCGGGCGAGCAGTTGCAGGCGCTCGGGAACATGAAGGTGACCCATCGCCCGTCGCTCTTGCCATCGGGACCGACGATGCTGAAGGTCGCGATCTCGATCTCGTAGACGGCGCGGATGATCTCGATCACGCGCTTCGTGCGCGGCGTGCAGATGCCCTCGCACTCCTCGTCTTGGATCGTGAAGGTGAAGCCGCGCTTGGTGTGCCAACGCACGAAGTCCGCGATGGCGCACAGCGGGTCGCGTGCGATGCGGTTGCAGCGAGCAGTCTTGCGGATCTCGTAGTCGGTCTCGGTGGTCATCGGTGTCTCTCCGTCCGGGTTGCGTAGCGCTGTGGGAACACTCCCACAACGCACCACAAGAGTACCACACAGGGCAGGACAGGCAAGTGGGTAAATCAGGCTGGAATCGCTGACTTTCGCAGCCGCGTGTGGTAACCAGCCCAGCATGACCCCGCAGCCCAGCCCAGCACCGAAGAGGCGTGGACCCGGCAGACCGCCGAAGAGCGCGGCGGGGGATATCGAAGCCGCAAAGAAGGCGTGGCTGGCTGCGTTCCCTGATCACGGCTGGGACGGCGCGTGCCGCATCGCTGGTGTCGCGATCAGCACGCCCTCGTCGTGGCGGCGCATCGATCCCGAATTCCACGCAGCGCTGGAAGCGCTCGATGTCGAGATCGCAGACCGCTACGAGAAGATCGCCGACGAAGCGATCAACGGGCAGCGGCAGATGGACCGCAGCGCTGCGACGCTGCTGATCTTCCGGCTCAAGGCGCTGCGACCGCGCAAGTACCGCGAGCGCACGACCATCGAACACACGGGCGCGGACGGCGGCGCGATCAAGATCGAGAACGGCGACGCGAGCGCTGGAGCGCGGATGCTGCGCGAGTGGGGAGCGCGGATCGGTGTCGAGCGAAACTGATCGCATCATCGCGCTGCGCGAGCGCGTGCTGCGTGCGAACCCGACAGAGCAAGCGCATCTTCGTGCAGCGCTGCGTGAAGACTTCGCAGCGTGGTGTGAATGCTGCGCGTGGACGTACCGCGTGAAGGAGATCGATGCGACCGGACGCGAGCGCCCGGTCACCACACCGCACACACCGTTCATCCTGTGGGACTGCCAGCGCGACGCGGCGAGCGAGATCGTCGCTGCTGTGCGTGATGGTCGTGATGTTGTGGTGCGGAAGACTCGCGACATGGGAGCGTCGTGGCTGCTGTGCGCCGTCAGCGTGTGGGGCTGGATGTTCCACGGCTGGCAGTCGCTGCTCGTCAGTCGCGTCGAAGACCTCGTTGACCGGACGGGCGACCCCGACTCGCTCTTCTGGAAGGTGGACTACCTCGTCGCTGGTCAGCCCGAGTGGCTGCTCCCGGCGAAGCCCGAGCGCTTCGCCAAGGGCGGCGAGTGGCGGCAGCACATGATGCTGCGTCACCCGGACAGCGGCGCGACCATCGCAGGACAGGCAAGCACCGAACACATCGGGCGCGGCGGTCGCCGCACGCTCGTCCTGTTCGACGAGTTCGCCGCGCTCGACCACGCCGACGCTGCATGGCGCAGCGCAGCCGACTGCTCGTCGTGCCGCATCGCGTGCAGCACGCCCATCGGCGCGGGAACGGAGTACGCGAGGCTGGTCAGCACGGCACGCACCACAGGCGAGCCGAGGCTTGTCGAGTTGATGTACTGGCAGCATCCCGAGAAGGGACGCGGCGCGGTGCAGCGCGTGGACGAGGACGGCAGCGTGACCGGGTTCGCTGGCGCGACCTACACATGGACACCGTGGCTGTCGGACCAGTTGCGCCGCCGTGATCGCATCGACCTCGCGCAGAACGTCTTCGCCGAGAGCGTCGGCAGCGGCGCGTCGTTCTTCGCATCGCACATCGTCACGCAGCACCGCGAGGAGTACGCGAAGACTGCGAAGCGCTGCGAGATCGTGAACGGCAAGTTGGAGCCGCAGCCGCAGGGACGATGGCGCGTATGGGCTGCACCTGATCGCGTGTGCGAGTATGTGGTGTTCCTTGATCCGTCCTACGGCACGGGCAGCGCGAACGCGGCGGCGTGCGTGATGGACGCGAACAAGCGCGAGACCGTCGCCGAGTTCGTCGATCCGAACATCCCGCCCTACGACCTCGCGCTGGAGATCGCGCAAGCCTGTCGCAAGGTGTGGCGCGGTCGGCGCGAGCCGCTGATCGGCTGGGAGACCAACGGTCCCGGCGCGTCGATGCAGCACGACTTTGAGCGAGCCGGGTGGCGCAACATCTACCGCCAGCGTCAGGAGGGGACGGCGACGGAGCAGCGCACCATGCGCGTCGGCTGGACGAGCAGCAAGCGTGCGAAGCGTGCGTTGCTCGGCAACCTGTCGCGGCAGATGGCGCAGGGCGAGTGCATCGTCCGCAGCGAGGAGTGCCTCGACGAGATGCTGGAGTATGTGGTGCTGGACGATGGCAGCATCGAGGCCGGGTCGCGTCGCGACGAGGCGAGCGGTGCGCGTGAGTCGCACGGCGACCGCGTCATCGCGCTCGCTGGTGCGCTCATGTTGTGTGATGAAGTGGGGCAGCCGATCCCCGAGAAGCCCGAGTTCGGTGAACACACGCTCGGGTCGATCCTCAAGCACGAAGAGGTACGCAATGGCTAGGAAGCGTGGACCGTCGCTCGCAGTCGGGCGCGGCGAGAAGTTGCCTGTTTCGCAGGGCGCTGGGCTGACTGCGAAGGGCAGGGCGAAGTACAACCGTGCAACGGGCAGCAAGTTGCAAGCCCCGACGAAGGACAAGGACAACCCGCGCCACAAGTCGTTCTGCGCTCGGTCCCGGTCGTGGACCGGGGAGCGCGGCAAGGCTGCACGCAAGCGCTGGGGCTGCTGATCATGGCGAAGAACTCTCTCGTCGGCAACATCAACCGTCGCAAGCGTCTTGGGATCTCGCGCCCCAAGTCGAAGTCAACCGTCAGCGCGAAGTCTTACGCCGCCATGAAGCGCGGCTGGAAGGGCAAGTGATGCCGAAGGTCGGAAAGAAGTCGTTCCCGTACACCACGAAGGGCAAGGCGGCTGCGAAGGCGTTCGCCAAGAAGGTCGGCAAGAAGATGACCAAGGGCAAGGGCTACTGATGCCGTTCAAGTCGAAGGCGCAGCAAGGCTTCATGTTCGCGAAGCATCCGAAGATCGCGAAGCGCTGGGCGAAGGAGACCCCGCGCATGAAGTCGCTCCCGGCGCGTGCGAAGAAGAAGGGAGGTCGCAAGTGAAGAAGGGCAAGAAGAAGGGCGGCAAGAAGTGCTGATCCGCTGCAACGGAAACGTGCTGATCCCTGTCTCGCGCATCGACAAGTGCGAGGACCGGGGCGACACCATCGTCGTGTACATCGATGACGAGCGCCACTACGCAAGTGGCGAGGACGCGGAGGTGATCCGCTCGCTCGTCGCGCACAAGGCAACACAGCAGCAGCAGGCTGCAAAGGAGAAGAGTCATGTACGGCAAGAAGAAGGCATCTCGTCCATCCCCGTCTTCCCGCAAGGGCGGCGGCGCAATGGCGCGTCGCGGTGACGGTGGTCACGCTGGCGGCGGCAAGGGCGGCGGCATGGGCGGCGGAATGGGTGGAGGCAAGAAGGGCGGCTATCACCGCAAGGGAGTGCGTTGAGCCATGCTCAAACTTGATCTGCATTCGCTGATGCGCGAGGTCGAGGCGGCGGAAGACTTCCGCGACCAGCATCTGTCCGAGTGGCGAAGGCTGATCGAGCGATTCCACGGTCCTGCCTACCGTGCAATCGACACCCATGAGGATGACCCGGAGAACTTCGTGCATGAGTATGTGGCGCTGCTGCTGCCGCGCATCGTGCATGACGCTCCGAAGATCCGCGTGAAGAGCGCTCGCCCGGTCACGCAGTCGATGAGCGCCGGGATCCTTCAGGTCGGCATCAACCGTTGGTGCAAGATGACGAAGGTGCGGAACACGCTGGAGCGCATAGCCACCGATATGTTGCTGGCCTACGGGGTCGGCATGGTCGTGAACGAGCCGCGCAAGGGCTACCGGGAGATCGACGGCGGCGAGCCGTTCCTGCCTCGCCTGTACCGCATCAGCCCGGATCGGTTCTTCATGGACCCGGCTGCGACCAACACCGAGGATGCTCGGTACATGGGGCATTGCTGGGTGATCGACCGCGACGATCTGCTGGAGCAAGCAGAGCGCGAGGACGGATGGGACAGCGAGATCATCAACCGCGTCGCCGACAACAGCGGCGTGGACGAGGTGCGCGAGGGCTACTCGGGCAAGCGCGAGATCCCCGACCGACAGGAACTTGTGGTGTACGAGGTGTTCGTGCCGGAAGTGCGGGACGAGGACATCGAGGAGATCGACGAGGCGCTTGGCGCACAGGTGTTCAGCGGCACGATCTACACGATGATCAAGGGGCAGAGCGCGGACGGCAAGAAGTCCGATGCCGGGTTTGCCCGCAAGCCGCGCCCGTACTACGGCCCGCGCACTGGTCCGTACACGGTGTTCGGCGTGTACACGGTTCCCGACGATCCGTACCCGCTGTCGCCGATCATGGCGCTCGTCCCGCAGATGGACGATGTCAATCACCACCTCCGCTCGATGCGGTACAGCGCGAGCGCGTACAAGCGGCTGATCGCCGTGGACAGCCGGAACGCGAAGTTGGCGCAGGACATCAGGGACAAGGACGATCTCTATGTGGTGCTGGCTGATGGCATTGATCCGACACAGGTGGTTCCCATCGAGATCGGCGGGATCACTCCTCAACAGGTGCAGTACTCGGCGATGGCGCAGGACAGGCTTGACCGGGTGTCGGGCATCCACGACGCGATGCGAGGAAATATCACGGGTCAGCCGACCGCTACCGAAGTCAGCGTTGCGGAAAGCGCATCGGGGATGCGGATGGCGCACCTGAAGCGCCAGTTTCAGGAGTGCGTGAACGAGTCCATGCGGAACGTCGCGTGGTTCCTGTTCCACGACCGCAAGGTGGTGTTCCCGCTCGGCGAGGACGGCGTGCCGATTGTCGGCGAGCCTGAACCGATGTTCAGCGCCAACGCGATGGTCGGCGCGTTCGATGACCTTGACCTCGACATCGAGGCGATGAGCATGGAGCGCGTCAGCGACATCGTGCTTCAGAAGCGCTCGCTGGAGATGCTGCAACTCATCGGCACGCTGTCGCAGCAAGTCCTCGCGGCCCCCCATGTGAAGTGGCGCGAGGTGATGTCGATGGTCGGCGATGCGATGAACATCCCGAACCTCGGAGACCTGATCGACCAAGCCCGTGTGATGCAGATGCAGCAAGGTGCAGGGCAATCACCACAGGGCGCTGGAGAGAACCCCCTCGCACAAATCCTTGCACGAAACAAGGCGAAGTGACAATGCCAAGTTACGCTTTCATCGACGAGTCCACGGGAAAGTCCTGCGAACTGGTGTTCGCGATGAAGGACGCTCCCCCGATTGGAGCAACCGTCGAGGTTGATGGGAGGCGACTCGTCCGCGTCGTATCAGACTTCCAAGTCGATCCGGCCACCAACAGGTCGCAATACCCCTATGTGAGCAGTTCGCTCCCGCGCCGTTTGGCCGGGTGCAAGACCACCGCACATGGGAAGCCCATCATCGAGTCGCGCCGCCATGAGCGCAATGTCATGGCACAGCACGGGTACGAGAAGGAATAGGACACCATGAGTGAACCCGAAATCCAGAACGAGGACACCGAGGTCGAAACGACCGAGGATATCGCAACGCCCGTAGCGGCATCGAGTCGGCGCGACGCTGACGATGATGTCCTCGACAGGCTCTTCGCCGATGCCGACGAACCCGTCGAAGCACCGGAACGCGAGGAGCCGAAGACCGTTTCGGCAAGCCCGGAACGAGAGCGGTACGCAGCCGTGCTGAAGCGCGACGGCGTGCCGGAAGAGGTCATCGCTTCCATTTCCGAGGACACCCTTCGCGCTTGGGCCGACAAGGCATCCAAGCGGCAGAAGGATGTCGATGGATACGGGAAGAAGATGGCTGATCTTGAGAAGCAGTTGAAGTCTGGCGCGAAGCAGGAGCCGCCGGAAACCGATTCCGATTCGGAGGACGATGTTGACATCGAACCCGCCGCAGAGGAGAAGGAGACCGAGCAGGAAGACCCGTTCGCGGAGATCGAGGAACTGCTCGGCGACGATGCCGCAAAGCCGCTCAAGGCGATGCGTGCGGAACTCGCCGAACTTCGCAAGCAGCAGTCCGCTGCTGCGGAGCAATCGTTGCTTGCACAGGTCGATTCGGCGGATGCGTACTTCCGCTCGCAGTACGGGGCAAATGCCCCCGACCGCGAGGCGGTGGTCGCAGAGATGAATCGGCTCGGTGCGGCGAACCCCGGAACCTACCGAACCGTCATGCACCTCGCCGAGGAGGCTTACGCCAGCCTTGCAGGGAAGTCGGTCGCCAAGCCGGATCGAAAGAAGGTTGCTGGTCAGCCGACCGCCGCGAAGACCGTTTCGCGGACGGAACGCCCCCGCACCCCTGTCGATGCGGAGGACGCGATCCTCGATGCCCTGCTGTCTGGGAAGTCTCGCGACGAAGCCATGCGGCTGATCAGAAAGTGAGCGCACAATGGCCGGAACCCCTATCCAGACCTTCAATGACTTCATGGCCGCTACTGGTCCCACCTACCTGACCAGCGCGGATGCAGTCATCAACGAGGCCGTCAAGAACACCTACGCCTTCTCTCGACTCCTCAAGGACAAGACGAGCGAAGCCACCGTTCAGGGCGGCAACGAGATCCGCGATGTCATCATGTTCGATGATGCATCGACCTACGACCACTACCTCCCGAACGACACCTTCAACTGGCGCAACAATCAGGTGCTTGACACGATCAAGTGTCCGTGGCGCTTCAGCCTCGATCACATGGCGTGGACCGACCATGAGATCGAACTGAACTCGGGCGAAGGCTCGGGCCGCGACTATGTGAAGGCGCAGTACAAGCGCCTCAAGCGCCAGAAGGAGCAGCGGATGTGGACTTCGCTGCTCAACGGGTTTGAGAACGACCTGTGGGCCTCTCCGTTCGGCAACTCGTCGGAGATGGAGGCCGCTGGCGGCAAGTTGCCGTACTCGCTCCCGTGCTTCATCAACGAGACCCCGGACTTCAACAACGCCTTCGGCGTTCGTGGCGGTCTGCCGCTCGGCTGGTCTACGGTCATGCAACTCGCCAACAACGCGACGAACTCCGATGTCGCTGGCGAGGATCGTTGGACGAACCAGATTTCGTACTACGACCCGACTCCGGGTACGTCTGGTCCGAACCTCGCGATGACCCAGTACACGGGCATCGAGAACTGCCGCGTCAACGGTCAGACCTTCAGCGCCACCATCGGTGGCCTGATCACGGCGTTCGACGAGATGTTCCTGAAGTGCGAGTTCGTCCCGCCCAGCACGAAGCAGGAGTACTTTGAGAAGCCGACGCTCAACCGCCAGATGATCCTCTGCTCGCGGCTCGGCATCAACCAGTACAAGCAGGCGCTTCGTTCGTCGAACGACACGCTGGTGTCGTATCAGGACGCTGCGTACACGAACCCGACCTTCAGCGGGATCGAACTGATGTACTGCTCCAACCTCGACACGGCTGCGATCTTCCCGAAGTTGTCGAGCGGAACGACGCAGCGCACGGCCTTCGACACCAACATCGTCGCTGCCAGCACCACCGCTGGCGCTACGGAGACCGACAGCACCGTGATCGACCCCGGCGCTCGCTACTACTGGGTCAATGGCAACTACCTGACCCCGATCTACCACTCGCGTCGCTTCTTCACGAAGCACGAAGTGATGAAGCACCCCAACCAGCCCTTCACCTATGTTCAGGTGGTGGACTGCTGGTGGAACCTGTTCTGCAACTCCCGCCAGCGCCACGGCATCGTTGCCCCGCTCGCGATCTCGGCCTCATGAATCTCGGGGGTGGCTGGAAACAGCCACCCCTGACATCACACAAAGAAAGGACTGATCTCAATGATCTTCGCTCCCACCTCTGGTCCCATCGGCTTCCAGCCGCATGGCAACGTGTTCAAGATGATCGTGCAGAGCGCGACCGTCGCCGTCGGCGATGTGGTCGTGACCTCGCACGCGCACAACGCTTACACCTACCCCGCAACCACCATCGCGCAGTTGGAGGCTGGTCCGTTCTCCAATGTTCGCCCTGCCGCAGGAAATGAAGCGCTGCACAACGGTCACCTCGGCGTGGTCGTTGGTCTTGGCACGGAAGGCACGGGTAACGTCGGCACGATTGTCGATGTGCAGATTGGCGGCACTTGCAAGGCGAAGGTCGTTGCGACCAGCGCCGTTTCGCGTGGAACCCGTCTGCTCGTTTCGGACACCGCTGGTCAGTTCGACCCGGCGACCGGGTCCGCGACCGGAACCAACATCGGCGCAATCGCCCTTGAGGCGCTCGCGTCGGGAACCGGGCAGATTCAGGTTCTCCTGAACGGCGGTTTCTGGACTTCGACCTTCGTCTGATTGACTCAACCATCACCGCTTGGGGGGGAAACCCCCCAAGCGGATTTCCATGCCGACCTTCGCTGAAGCCAAGAACCATGCTGTCCTTGCCGTCGGCGGATACCCGTCGCTCGCGCCGGGGCAGACGCGCAATGCTCGCCTTGCCGAGATCGTGAATCAGGCTGGGCAGTACCTGTACTCGCGACCTTGGCGGTTTCGGGAGCGCACCAGCAAGTACCTGTCGCTGGTCGCCAACCAGAACTACATCGCCCTGCCGTCGGACGCGGAGGAACTCCTGTCGATCATCTCGCTGGAGTCGCTCGGCTACCTGATCGAGATGGTCACGCCCGACCACATGGAGCAGTTGCGGCAACTTGGGCTGACCATGACGGGTCCGGGCGTGACCCATGCAGTCTTCACCCGCACCCCGCCGAGCGACGGCGCGGCGCTTCCTGCCGTCCGTCTGGACATCTACCCGACCCCGACGGGAGCGGTTGCCGACGCTATCGCCATTCGCTACCGGGCTGGATGGGTCAACATCGCCGACGGCGCTGCGGATTCGTGGGAGATCCCGATTCCGAAGTACTGCGATGCCCTGTTCATCGCCTACTGCCGCGCATTCGCGCAGGCGTATGAAGATGAGGGGCTGTCTGCTCGTCTGGTCGAGATCGATGGCGGGCCGCTGCTTGCCACGGCTTCGACCAAGGACGGTCTTCTTCAGCGCGATCTCGGGCGCATCCGCCCGTCGCGCAGCCCTGTCTCCATCAACTGGACCCGCCCTGACTACGGCTATGTCCAGAACCCGAGTTGACCATGAACTACAAGGGACAATACAACCCTGATCTGCTGTACAGCCCGAACGATGTGGTGCTGTTCGGCAACAGTTCGTTCGCCGCTCGTCGCATGACCAAGGGCGAGCAGCCGTCCGTCAGTTCACCCAATTGGGGTCTTGTCGCCATCGGCGGCGGCAACGGCATGAACGGTCAGGACGGGCGCAACGGCGATGACGGAGCGACCGGACCCGGTGTTGCTCCGGGCGGATCGTCAGGTCAATTCCTTGCCAAGTCGAACGGCGAGGACTTCGCGACTGAATGGCGCGATGTGACACCGCAGTCGATTCGCGCTGCGCCAGCGGCCCATACCCATGAGGCGATGTCCATCGTCGGCATGGAGGAAGCGCTGGCAACCAGAGCGGCAGCGGCACACACGCATCCCATCTCGCAGATTGACGGTCTTGAATCCGCGATCAACCAGCGAGCCGCGTCTGTCCACAAGCACCACGCATCCGACGTTCTTCCCGGCCAGTTGGTCATGGAATCAATTGATGTCGGGTCGCTCGTTGTTGACGGCATGGTCATCAACGAGAACGTGATCAGCACCGACAGCAGGCTCACGATCCATGTCAATGGCGCTGATGCGATCTCGATCATCCGAGAGTTCATCCAGATGAATTCCGGGCTTCGGGTGCGGTCGATCCGCATCGTTGACCAGAACGCCCCGGCATCGTCGAGTTCCGTTGGCGAACCCGGCGACATCGGTTGGGATGTTTCAAGTTTCTATGTGTGCATCGCGCAAAACACTTGGAAGCGCATTCCGCTTCAGAATTGGTAATCCATGACAACTCGCAAGCAACCCATCCCCGGCATCGCAGTCTCGTCGCACATTGTCACCCCGATCAGAATCCCGAAGTTTAGTTTCAATTGCGCGGCAGTAGTTGATGATTCCCTAGCGTTACCAAATCCAACCAACATCGGACAAATTACTCCTCCATCATCTGACTTTTCGTCAGGGGTTATTGCATGGCAAACAGAGGGTTCGTCCTTGATGAAGTTGTATCCGGTTGCGTTTCGCGATAACGCGTCGCACACAATCACTGGATTGAAAATGCGTGTGTATGGATGGTCGAGAGATGACAGTTTTACTGCTTCTGGGGGTGTGTCTCCTGCCGCAAGGTTGTGGTGGCCGACCCATCTATTTGGGGCAACTCTGACGCGAGCCACCAATGGTTGGGCAGCATGGAACAACACTAATAAAGTAAGTTTTCCATGGGGTGCGATGACAGCCATCGTCAAGACATCAGGCGACGGCAAGATCTTCAATGCGCCAACCGACAATGCAGGCAGTGCGGATTTCGGTGGAGCGTGCGTGGTAATTGACACTCTCGGATGCCAGTGGATTGACGTTCGATTCTTCTGCACCAGTTACACCGGGGAGCCACACGCCAACGTGATTTGGCATTCTCTGTGAAAATCAGGAGAATCAATTCTCTTGCGTCGCTCGACTTGCGGGACTATGTCCAGCGTGTCCCTGACGTTCAGTTGCCGTTCGGAGCGCTTGCGTATGCCGACTTCACGAAAGACAACCGGGTAAGGAGAATTTCAGCGATTGCCCGTGAATTGAACGGGTTGGTGTACGAATACGGCTTGCAATCGATATCGAACGGAACTGGCCCCTATGTTCCAGCAAACGACCGAACCAGCGTTCTGAACGGCGAGATTGCCTACAAGTTTGACTTTTCTGACGATTCGATACTTGGCTTGCGTGTTCCGAGCGCATCCAGAAATCTCTTGTGGGGCAGCAACAACTTTGGTGGTTCGTCTTGGACAAGGACGAACATGACAACCAGTTCCGTTGCCAGCCCGAATACCTCCACTTCGGCCACGCGAGTGACAGCAACGGCAAACAATGCATCATTGACTCAAACGAGAGCCGGAGTTAGTGGATCCCGTCGCTTCTATGTATTTGCAAGATCTGCGACCTCTGCTGATGTTGCGATGCACATGACCCTCAACGCCTTCTCCACTGTTCAGTCATGCAACGTCACGCCAACGTGGACGCAGTTTGGAATAAACGCCACGTTGGCGACTCCAACTCTCGGAATTCGCTTGCCGAATTCGGGAACTTCAATTGATTTGTGGGCCGCAGATTACGAAACCGGAACTGCCGCTACTGCACAAATGACAGAAGTTCTCATCAACACGACAACGTCTGGAACCGCAAGCGCATTGAATGATGCTATCAGTTACGCAGTTACAGAGTTCCTGCCGGATGATGTGACACCGAGAGAAGAAGTAACGATTTACCACGAAGTGCTTACTTTGCGTGGAAGTGGCGCGACAATTTTTGCGGCTAATTGTGAAGTCAACCAGACATACGTTGGATATCTAGGTATTTCTGTCGATGCCGCCGCAAACGTCCTTTTGTTTGGAACAGACATCAATGGTGATGAGATTGATGGCTTGGCGGTTTTGGATGAACAGATTTGCAAGATCTCGATCCGGTACACCAAATCAACGCAGCAAATGTTCGTGACAATCAACGGGGAACAATTTGGGCCATATCCGATGGGGTTTCCTGTGGCATTGAGCCATGAAGGTGATTCCACTACGGCGGGCCGCACCCAGCATTACATCAGGAAAATCGGCGTGTGGGAACGTGTTCTCTCACTCGCGGAAATTCGCGCACTGGAACTAGGGAACGCGGAATGAAGAAGTACATCATCGCTTCCCCTGATTTCGACTCGTTCGCGGAGGCGTGCGTCGGTTCTGGCGCGTTCCGCAGGATCGGCTCTTCGTTGTTCAGTCGGATCGGGCCAGCGTCAGTATCCGATTCCGAAGGAGAGGAAGACCAATACGCTGGCAATTGGGTTCTCATCTGCAATGGCTTGACCGACGCGCAGAAACAGCAGTTCAACATCATCACAGAGCAGGAAGTCTGAAAGCCATGACAATCGAAAACACGAACATCAAGGTGAGCCTGTCCACCGCCAACTGGATCGCGATTGTCGCAATCGTGATCACGCTCCTTGGGATGCTCATCCCGGCGTACATCAACCACGACCGCCTGCTCATGCAAGTCGCGACGAATCAGGAAAGCGTGAGCAAGCGCCTCGACAAGATCGAGGCGAAACTCGAAAGGAACGACCGATGACCGACATGATCAAGAACTCGTCTTGGAAGACCACTGGCGCTGGGATCGCCGCGATCATGGTCGCTGGAGGCGCTGCGCTGACCGCCCTGACCGATGCGGATCCGACCACCAAGCCCGACTTCGCTGCGCTCATCGCCGCGATCATGGCTGGCATCGGCCTGATCTTCGCCAAGGACAACAAGAAGGCTTGAGGCGTGCATGACTTCCTGCGAGCGCTCTTCATGTCCCTGCTGCAATGGGCGACCAGCGTCCTTCCCAAGCGAGGCGAAGGCGTTGATGCTCATGTTCATCCTCATGTGCTTCGTCGCGCTGGGTCTCGCATTCGCGAGTGGATGCACGCGCACGGTTCTGGTGAGCGAGTCAAGCCCGATCAGGATGGGACCGGACGTTCGGGGCCGGGTGTACGTCAAGACGGCTGACGGGTGGCAGTTGGGTGACAACGAGGTGCGGATTCAGGAAGGCTGGTACTGCGTGCCGCCGTCCTACGTCGAGGAGAAGAACTAATGTCAGTCAAGATCCAAATCCGACGAGACCTTGCCGCGAACTGGGGAAGCACCACCGTGCTTGCGTCTGGTGAGTTCGGGTACGAGACCGACACCGGGAACCTGAAGATCGGCGACGGAACGACGCAGTGGCAGAACCTTGCGTACTACCAGTTCCCGAACGTGTCCGTGAATCCTGCCGTCGATCTCGACCTGAACAGCACCCGCTATCGCGTGATGGGTCGGTATCGGCTGAACAGCATCACTCCCGGCGGATCGACGTTCACGAACGTGCCGACCGACTTCGCATCTGCGGTCGATGCCGACTCGGTCTCCACCTTGATCGTCACGACCCACGCATACCCGTCGCTCACGACCCATGTCCAGCAGTTGCTGACGCAGTACAGCAGCAGCGGTTCCGATCTTCGGCAGTGGGTCAGGCTCTGGAACGGAACGGCGTGGACGAACTGGTCTAGCACGGCACACCTGACGGACTCGGAGGTCGTGGCCGACAAGATTGCTTCTTCTGCCGTCACATTCGCGAAGTTGGCGACGGACGTTCTGCAAGTTCTGGTTCCAATCGGTTCCGTGCTTCCATATGCTGGATCGTCTGCCCCATCGTCCCAATGGCTGGTCTGCAACGGATCTGCCGTGAGCAGAAGCACTTATTCGGCGCTTTTCGGTGTCCTGTCAACGACATTCGGTTCCGGCAACGGAAGCACGACATTCAACCTTCCTGATCTTCGCGGCAGAACTGCGGTCGGCGTGAACACGGCTTCGTATCTCACGACGCTCGGAGCGACCGCAGGATCGGCAGATGCCATCGTCGTGTCGCACACCCATACCGCGACCTCGACATCCAGCGTCACCGACCCCGGACACTCGCACACCTATTCGAGGTTTGAAACTCCTTCCAGCACGTCGGGAATGAATACGAGTGGGCTGAAGACCGACCAGACAAGAACGACCAGTACTTCCACGACAGGAATCACGGTCTCCACATCGACGACGGTCAACAGCACTGGATCGGACGGCACGAACGCAAACCTCCAGCCGTCCATCGCATTGAACTACATCATCCGAGCCCTCTGATGCCATACACCCAAGCCATCATCCCGCTTCGTGGTTGGGTGACGGACACCGTGTACAGCGGTGTACCGGAGGGGTACACGCACGACATCCTGAACATGATCCCGATGGATCCGTTCCGACGCAAGGTGCGGCTTGGAACGAGACCCGGTTTCAATCGTGCGTACAAGTTTGCGAGCGGTGCGGTGCAGTGTCTTGTCAGGACATCGGCGTTCAATGGATCTCCCCCGGTCATCAAGGACCGCGTCTTCATCGTCAATGCAGGGAAGATCTACTTTCTTGATCCGGGCGACACATCGCCTACGCAAGTCGCGCAAGTCACTACTGGTTTGCTCGGTGCGGCCTTGCAGACAAGCGGTCGCGTCGAGGCGGTGCAGCGCGGTCAGTATTGCTACTTCGTCGATGGCCTCAACTACCGAAAGGTAGACCTGTTCGCCAGCCCACCAGTGTGGTCTGCGTGGGAACACGGATCGCACGGGCCAGAGGACAATGTCACGAACACAGTAGGTGGGGTCGCTTATACCGCGACCATCATTGCCTTGTTCGGCACTCGCCTCGTTCTTGCCGGGGTTCGTCAGAAAGAGAACATCTGGTGGATGTCTGACATCAATGACCCAGACGATTGGTCTGGAGCAGCCTCGGCAGACGAAGCCATTGCCGGAAATACTGGAATATGGGGCGTTCCCGGCGACGAGATTGTCGCCCTGATTCCGTTCGGTCAGGGGTCGATCATCTTCGCCGGAAAGCGATCCATGTCTCTGTTGACGGCGGATCCCGTGTTCGGCAGTGCAACGATCCAGCAGATGAGCAGGACGGTCGGCGTTGTCGGTCCACGCGCATGGTGCAACGGACCGGAGAAGACCGTCTATGTCATGGGTCAGGATGGGCTGTATCGACTGACTCCGAACGACTTCAACATTGACCGTGGTCAGTTGGTGTCGCTGAACAAACTCGACTCGTTCTTCAACGCCACGAAATGGGAAGACATCAATTGCACGCTGTCTTACGATGTCGAGCGTCGCGGTCTCTGGATCTTCCTTACGCGAACCGACCAGCCTGACAGCAGCACGCACCTGTTCTACTCGGACCAGACTGACGGGTTCTTCCCGTACAAGATGTACGACCCGACGTTCCGTGGGGCGTACTCGACTTGTCAGATGCTCACGACCGACGGTCGAAATCAGGTTGCGCTGTTTGGATCGCTGGACGGTCAGATCGGGTTCTTCGACCAGAAGATCATCGCTGGAATCGACGGATATCCCGCTGCTGGGTATACAAGCACGATCTCGACCGGAGAGGCCATCGCCCAGAGAATTGAAACTCGGGTGAGCATCGGCCCGATGGTTTCAAGCCAGCCCGGACTTGCGTTCTGCAACGAGGTGCAGATCGAACTTGGGGCCGACCAATACCTTCCAGACGAGGCAGTCAAGGGAAATGCGCCGAATCCGACGGCTTCGTTGCTTTCCGCTGAAACGGCACAAGAGGCAATCGCCGAAAGCATCAACAGCGTATTCGTGTCGGATGTGCTTTCCATTCTTGCCGATGGCGGCAATGCTGGGTTGACGAACCCGGACGGAAGCCCCGACCCGCAATCGCCAACCTATGACGGTGGCGGCGCAAGCCCGACCATCGTCGGATATCTCGACGGCCAGTACGCGAGAACGACTGTCGGGACATACACGACGCAAGACACGTTCGTCAAGCCGCTTTCCCGTGTGTACGAGGATTCTGACAGCAGATACGAATTGGTCCGAGACACATTCGGCGGATTTGATCGGTGGGGCATTCGATTTCAGGACGGTGGCAGGCCAGTGTTCGTCCAGCAGCAAGTCAACGGCGAGTACGCCGAGGATCCTGCGGTCGGCGAATACAGGTATGTGGTCACGGATGAAAGCGGAACGATCATCGCGACGTTGTCCAATGTGACTGCTGATGTCGCGGCGACCGCGTTTGAATCATCGACCGTCACAAACCTCGGGAACCTTGTGGAGGGCGAGAACAACCGGATGAAGTGCCGGGTCCGGGCCAATGCGATCTTCCTGCGGTTGTCATCAAGCGGATATCCGTTCGCCCTTGAACGCATCGGAGCCAGCCTTGCACCTGTCGGGCCGAGGAGGACCGTTGTCGATGTCACCTGAAACACAGATTGAGATCGACCGTATTCGTCGGTTTGAGGCCGCGCTGATGGCGATGCCACAGGTCGATATGCAGACCTCCAGCCTGATCCACGGCTCGATGTACGCACGGACGATCTTCATTCCGGGCGGGACGGCTGTGACCGGGACGCTGACCAAGTTGGACAATGTGTGCATCGTCAACGGCGACATCACCGTGACCACGGACAACGGTATGCAGCGCCTGATCGGGTTCCATGTGCTTCCGGCGACGAAGGGGTACAAGCGCGTCGGATACGCGCATGATGACACCTACTGGACAACGATCATCCACACCGACGCGAAGACCGTCGAGGAGGCTGAAGATGCCATGACCGACGAGGCTGCGATCTTGCAGACCCGCCGGGAAGGCATCCAGTTTGATTGGGCTAGCAAGGCTCGGTCGGACTACAACCAGTTCATCCGCGAGTACGGTCTTCCGCTCGGGTTCATCGACGCTCGTATGCGCCAGACCAACGATCTCATCGAGACAGATGCGTGCTACCGGAACATGGTCATGCAGCCGTCACCGATCCACGGGATCGGCGTGTTCGCGAACAGGGTCATCATGGCGAACGAGATCATTGCCCCGGCTCGTCGCGACGAGAAGCGGTGCATCGCTGGGCGGTTCACGAACCACTCGCACGACCCGAATGCGGAGTTTGTCCAGACCGGAATTGACGATCATGTGGACATGATTGCCACGCGCAAGATCGAGGTTGGCGAGGAAATCACGGTCGATTACAGGGTCAGCGGTCGGGTTGCCTACGCCATCGACATGGAGAACTGATATGTCATTCATCGGAGCAGGAGCAGCAATCGGAATTGGAGCGACCGCCGCAGCAGCAATCGGCACGGGACTTGCTGTCGGTGGCGTGGCGATGGGCGTTGGCTCGATTGCATCTGGCATTCTTGCCAAGCAAGCGGCTGACGCAAAGGAACGCGCATATCGAACCATGACCGAATGGGCTGGTGGGCAGTATCAGGATCTTGGCAAGTACCAGAAAGAACAACAGGACAAGATCCTGAAGTCGTTCCTTGAGAACAGGACTTCCAACCTGTCGCAGTACAAGGGCGGATACGAGCAGTTGATCGGCGACTTCGATACCCGGTTCAAGGAACTGGAAACCGCCTACAACCAGCAGGCGCAGGGCATCACCTCGCAGTTCCGCGAGGGGATGGGTGAGGTCAAGCGCATTGCCGGGGTTGGCCGAACCAATACGCTTGCAGCCATCGAACAGGCAACTTCACGCAACCTTGCGAGAATGTCGCAGGCGCAGGCGTTCACCGGGCTGGCCGGAACGACGTTTGGTCAGGGCGTTCTTGCAGCCGAAGAGTCGCAGGGGGCGCTCCAGAAGGGCGTTGTCGAGGAGCAATACGCCAGCCAGTTGGCTGGAATCGAGCAAGCACTGGTCAGCGGTACGTCTTCGCTGGAGCAGCAGCGCCTTGCGAACCTGACCCAGATGCAGCAAGCCCGTGTCGGCGGCGGTTTGGCGATGCGGCAGCAATTGCTTGGAACCGAGTTCGCGCAGCGCGAGGATGTTGCTCGCCAAAGTCTCGGCATCAGCGCGGACTTCCTGAACGCCCAGATGAATCTGGAGCGAGAGCGCGTTGCCCGTGTTCTCGGCGGAAAGGAAGCGCAGGCGCAATACGCCGGAAGCGGCTATCAAACGGCGGCTGCAATCGTCGGTGGCGCAACCACCGGAATCGCGTCAGGTCTGATGAATATGTACCAACCCTACCTTGCGGGACGAGGATTCGCCGCAGGACTTGGATAAGGAACACCACATGGCACTAGAAGGAATCATGGCGCGTGCCGGGATCATGGGTCAGCAAGCGGTCAACGCCAAGCGCGACCAGACGTACCTCGGCAACCTCGGAAGGTTCTTCATGTACGCGGGGCAGGGCATGGCGCAGGGCATCGGGCAGGGTCTTGCCAATACCGATCTCCGCAATCCGTTCAAGGGTGCTGGCATGAGCCTTCTCGGCGGATCCGCCATCGGTGCGGAAGCAGCGCAAACCCAGATGGGTGTTGACCGCGAGCGGATGAGCCAGATGCTGCGGATGGAGGAGTATCAGGCGAAGTTGGACGAGGATCGCAAGCGAGAACAGGAACTGCTCGACTCGTTCCGTGGGATCAAGAAGGGAACGCAGAAGGACAAGGAGGTCCGCGAGGATCGCGGGGAACTGACCATCGGAGTGTCTGAACTCAACCCTGCCGGGAAGATGTTCATCGCCCAGCAGGGTCTCGCCTCATCGGAAGCCGCCCGCATCATGTTCGGCATTCGCAACGGTGTCGGAGGCCAGCGATGAGCCAGTTCCAGACTCCGCAATCTCGATTCCAAGACGCGGTCACGACGATGGAAGTCAAGCCGGGTATGTCGTTCCAAACCATCAAACCGATGACTTTGGAAGCACGCGATGACCAAGGCGTTCGCGAAGAGGATCTGCCTGTCGAGTTCCGAGACCTGATCAAGTACGCGGACAAGGACAAGTCGCAGTACATCGGCAATCCGGCGAATGTTCGACAGCCATCGTTCGCAGCAGCGGTGAACGGAATCGAGAACGGCGATTATGAAGGTCTGGAGATGCTCGATTTCGGCGCTCTTGCCGACGGCACTCCAGCGGTGTCGTTTCTCGACGAGGACAATCAACGTCAAGTGATTCGCCTGACCACTCCACAGTGGCTTGGGGCGATGGAGTTCAGGTCGAAGGCTCGCATGGAATTGAACCGCGAACGAGACATGGTCGCGAAGCGGGAGGCGTTCAAGCCGTATTTCAACTCGATGGCAAAGCAGATCAGCGCGACCAACGACCCGGACATCGGTGGCTATCTCGCAGCCATGTACCAGATGGATCCGCAGTTGGCGATGCAGCAACTCGGCGAGTTTCAGCGCCAGCAGATGAAGCAAGACGCGGAAACGGTCGTGTGGCGCGGCAAGCCCGTTCCCGTCAGGTTCGCGCAGCAGGCGATCAAGATGGAACAGGACGAGTATGAGCAGGGCGAACGTGCGTTCGATTCTGCGATGAAGGCATATGAAGACCAGCCGTATGCAGCGCCGATGATCGAGAACATTCGGTCGCTTCGCCGCAAGCCGTCGGAATACGAGATTCCCAGCACGGCGACGCTGATCGACAGCCTTGCCTCGCAGAACGCTGGTCCGCTTCCGCTGGTCAACCTGTTTCATGCGATGACCAAGCCGATGATGACTCCGCTTCCGCAGCCAGCGACGCTGCCGCGCCGTGGTCAGGACGGGCAGTACAACCTCGCCGAGGTCACGAACTTCCTCAACAACTTCAACATGGTCAGCCAGAGGCTTGGCTGGGATCAGGTTGTCGCCACCGACGAGGTTGGCTTGTCGGCGATCATCGATGCGCTGGACATCGCGAACAACTCGCAGGGTCTTGCGAGCAAGGTGACACCTCCTCCGACCAGAACGGTTCCGGTTTCGATTCAGCGCCAGCAGATGGCAAACGAGGCCGCTTCCGCCCGTGATGCGGTTCGATATGGAACCGCGCCGCAAGAAGATGAACCACGGCCACAGGAGCAGTCGGAGAATCCAGACGCGGCCATCGCGGAGGCAATCGGTTATGTCAAGGTCAATTCGACCGAAGATGACAGGACCGCGATGAGGCGCATCATGGAACTTGCTTCAGATCCAGCAAGGCTTGAGGCATCGACGATTTACACGCCGGAACAGAAGGCTGCGATCCGGCGTGCTGCACAGGTCATCTTCGATCTTTCCAACAGGTAACGGACACAACATGGCTGACAGCAAGTATCTCGACCTTGCGAAGTCGCTTGACATCAAGAAGGAATACCCGAACTTCGGTGTTTCGCGGTATCAAGACATCGCGTCTGAAATCGGTCGAGAGCAAAGGCAAGAGCAACTTCCGGGCGCTGGCGCGGCGGAAGAGGCTGGCGAATTCGCTGGCCGCGTTGCGTCTGCTGGCCTGACTCCGTTCGGGGCGCAGCGCTTCGGAGAGGCGCTTGCTTCCGTCTATGCCAAGATCTTTGGTACTCCGGGCGAAGCGCAGTTGCTAGAGCAAGTGTTCGTGTCGCGTGACATCGAGCGCCAGCAGGCTGGTGGGGTCAGGGATACCGTCGGTCGAACCTTGTCTGGCATGACCGCCGCGACCATTCGTGGCGCAGCGACCAACTTGGAAATGATCACGCCGGATATCGCCGATGTGATGCCGAGCGTCGAAGGGTTCTCCCGTGGGATGGCCTCGACTTCTGCCGTCGTGTCGGACACGTTCACGGACAAGGTCGCCGCTGCCGTCACGAACGGCGTTGCGAACATCGGACTTGCGGTCGTAGCGCCCCAGATTGCCGCTCCTGCGTTCTATTTCCAAGGCGCTGGTGGTGCTGCGAACGAGTACGACAACGCATTCGTCGAAGGCAAGTTGACCAGCAAGGACGGGATCTACCGACCGAGCGGCAAGTACATCGCCGCCGTCAAGGGTGGCGTGATCGAGGCTGCGACGGAATGGGTTGGCGCAAAGGCCGCTGTCAAGATCGCAAAGACCGTGTGGGGCCGTGAGGCGGTCAAGGCGATGAAGAACATGAACCCGGCGATGAAGTTCTCGACGGGACTTGGTCTTGCATATGGATCGGAGGCGGCAGAGGAAGGCGCAGCATCGCTTGCATACAGCGCGACCCGGAGGTTGCAAGGCGAGGAAGCGCCGGAATTCGGAACTGCGATCACCGAGGCTTTGACCGATGCGTTCTACGGTGGTTTCGGCGGTGCGGGCGCACACCCTTTCATCGCGGCCAGCGAGGCTTCGCAAGCCAAGGTGATGCGTCAGAGAATTTCCGACGCTGTTCGGCAGTCCAATGGCGCGTTCTCCGACCCGAATTTCTGGGATTCGATGCCGCGTGCGACGGTTGACGCGCTCAAGGCGATGACACCGCAGCAGCGGGAAGTCGAATTGCAGTCCGCTTCGTCAGCATATCACCAAGCAAATGCCGACCGACAGGTCGGAGCGAGGCTGGTCAACGACGCTGCCGCTGCGCTTGAGCAGTCGCAGAAGAAGTTGCAGGCTGTCGCGAAGAAGAACGATGCGGCAAAGACGGCTGAAGCACAGAAGAATGTCGATGCTGCGAAGTCCGCTCTCGACAATGCTGTCGCGAATCAGGCGACGCTCGCTGCGGAGTTGCTGTCGGCAAGAACGCGGGTCATCACGATTGCTGCATTCAACGCCCGCAACGCCCCGGTCATCGAGAAGAACACCAATGAAGTGCTGTCGGAACTCAAGTTGACACCGTCGATGGCACAGACGGCATCTGATCGTGCGGCTGAAGAGCAGATCAAGGCGCTTGGTTACGACATCTCGTTCTTTGACTCCACCGATCCTGACGCGGATCCTGCGTTCTACAGCCCGTCCGCGCCGAACACGGTGTTCCTGAAGTCGGGAATGACGAATGAGCAGATGATCGATGCGCTTGTGTTCGCGCACCACGAAGTGATGCACATCGTGCAGGCGACCGATACCGATCTGTACATGGCGCTGCGGAATGCGTTCGACGAGCAAAGCGTCGTTGAGGCTGGCGTTGAATACTTCAACAACAAACTTCGCAAGGATGACAGGCTTGCCCAGAGTGCCGCCGCGTCGATGGCTCAACAGGTCGCTGGTGTCCAGACCATGCCCATGCGGCAAGGCGAGATGATCGAGCAGCGTGCTGGGCGCACTTTGCTTGAAGCCGAGGGACAGGCGCGAGTGATGGAAGATGGGGTTCGGGAATTGTTCCGAACCGGAAAGGCTCCGGGTTTCCTTGGGCAGTTGATCGTGAAGATGGGCCTGCGTGGCCGTCAGGCAACGACGGCGTTGCGGGTTCGCTCGATGTTGCTGGAAGCAGCAAAGCAGCGCCAGCCGCGACCAGCCAAGCGCGGAACTCGGCAAGTGGCTCTTACGGAATTCGGCCAGCGGATCGAGGAGGCGAAGGGCGTGCTTCGCGGCCAGCAAATGCTGGAACAGCCGCCGACGGCTCCTGCGGCCCCGGCCAAGCCAACCCCGGCTGCTGCCCCTGCTGCCGCTGCGGCAGCGCCGACGGCTGCTCCCGTCCCGCCGTCGGCTTCGGCTTCGGCGGTGACGGCGAGCGGCATGACCCCGGCAGAGGCTGCTGCCGCCAAGACCCCTGACTTCAAGGCGATGGTCAACCTCGCCGTAAACGCCCTTCGCAAGACGAACAAGAAGTGGGCGGAAGGGAAGCGTCTGTACCCGATTGTGGAGGCAATGGAGCGGGACGGCGGAAAGGGTTTGTCCACCGAAGATTATGCCATCGGCATGGAACTGCAAGATGAAATGGAATCGCAGTTCGGCAAGGACTATTCGGTTCTGTGGGCGCGTGCGCGTGGCCCCGCCGCAACGGTCGAGCAGAAGCGAGAGAAGAAGTCGGGTCGATTCGTAGGAGCGCCGAAGTGGGTCGGCAAGTCCCCGGTCAAGTTGGAGAAGTTGCGTGCCAAGTTGCGGCAACTCGCGATGGAGGGCGAGGCTGGCCGGATGTGGTACGAGAACTCCAGCAAGGCAATTCTTGCCGCAGCCAACGGAGACATTGACGAAGCGGAGAAGATCGTTTCGCTCATCGCCATTTACTCGCCGAACGCCACGGTTCCGGCGAACACTTCGATGGCGCTGACCGCCTACTACCAATGGAAGGCTGGCGTTCCGATCAACGCAGGATTCTCCAAGGCAGATGAGAAGGCGACAGATCTTCTCGTCAACGGCAAGGCTTGGAGCGGCATCAAGACGAACTCGTTCTACCAGAACCTGATGGTCGAGATCGATTCGTCCAAACTCGATCCGGGCGTGGCGACGATGGATATGTGGATGGCTCTTGCCTTCGACTACGGAGACAAGGCGCTCGATCAGGGACCGAAGTATGTCTTTGCGGAGAACGAGATTCGTCGGCTTGCCGACGAACTCGGATGGAAGCCGCATCAGGTTCAGGCTGCGATCTGGACCGCGATGAAGGGCCGCATCGACCCGATTCGTGCCGACCTCAAGAAGAGAGAACTGCGTCGCGGCATCGGCGAGATGGTCACGAAGATTGACGAGAAGACGGGCAAGCAGACCGAGGTGTATCGCATCAAGAAGGGGCGCGAGTACGACCACTTCCGACTTGCCCACAAGATGGGCATGATGCACACGCTGCGTCAGCAAGACATCGCGGCCAGCAAGTACGACTTCAGCAACGCTATCAACGACCGCATGGTTCAGATGTCTTGGGAAGCGACCCCAAGCACCGCCACGGGGCGTTCGCTTCCGGGAATTCACAGCGCTCCAATTCAGCAACAGTTTGAATATCTCAAGGAGATCATGGATGTCCTGTACGTCAACGGGCGCGATGTCATCGCCGACCTCGTTGGGTTGCCGCAGGGAACCACGATCACCGGGTTCAGCGCATGGATGGGCAAGATCGGCGCTGGAGCGCAGACGTTCGTCCCGGTCCCGTTGAAGGGCGCTGGCGCGAAGCGAACCTTCACGCCGGAAGCGAAGCAGTTGCTCAACCTTGCCGCACTTGTGCGCGGCTTCGTGATGGAGCAGGACTCCGTCGTTTATCACGCCCCAATCTGGGACGATGCGAAGATCCGCCACAACGGCGTGCAGATTTACACGCAACGTCCGCTGAATCGAGCGGAGATGACGGCGCTTTACGCAGCGCTACAGAAGAAGTTCAACACCACGGAACTTGCACCGGGCTATCGGAATGATGGCGCTCGCGTGTTGAACTTCACGGACATTCCGAACAAGAAGTTCCACGATGGGCTGAAAGAGGTCATCGAGCAGTTGCCCAAGGACTTCGGTGGTGGTACTGTTGAACTTGAATCCTTCCGATCCGAAGGCAACTACATCGGCAACGATTGGAGCGAGAATCCAAATGGCGAAAGTTACTTGGCGCAAATCGAGTCCCTCAAGCCCGATCTACTCGGAGGGGTCAGAGATCTTCGTTCCCGTATCCAATCCGTCAACCAGCGGTTCGATGCCCGATACGGGTGGTCAACCCTTGCTGCCCGACGAGGAGGAGCGCCTCGCGACCGAGTGGAACAGCCTTCGGCTGGAGCGCTTGATGCGCTTGCAGGAGCGCCTGTCATCAGAGGGTTCACTGGCCCCGACCCGGTCATCGTCGCCGTCGCCGAGCGCTATGCCGCTTCCCGAGGGATCGACCTCAAGCGGCAGTCCGAGTACGCAGATGTAGACCTCGACCGTGCGCGTCGCATTGCCGACGCATACGAAAAGATGGAACACAAGCCGCAGGATCCTGCGGTCGCCGAGGCGTACAGGCAACTGATCGAGCAGACCACGGCGCAGTATCAGGCGCTAGTCGATGCTGGCTACGAGTTCTACTTCGTCGATCTTGACAACGATCCATACGCCGACCAGCAGGGTGGCTTCGGCAATCCGTACAACGCCGTGCGCGATCTGCGTGCGAACAGGCGCATGGCGGTGTTCCCGACGGAGAGCGGATTCGGAAGCGGCGCGACGGACCTCGATGTCAGCAACAACCCCTTGCTCGCCGATACCGGGCTGCAATGGGCATTCGGTCGCCCCGGCGGTCCGCTCAAGCGGGTGACCGCCAACGACCTGTTCCGCGCTGTCCACGACGCAATGGGTCACAGCCTTGAGGGCGCTGGGTTCCGGGCGCGTGGCGAGGAGAACGCATGGCAAGCCCATGTGCGCCTGTTCACCGGGGCGGCTATCGGGGCGATGACTTCGGAGACTCGCGGTCAGAATAGTTGGCTGAACTTCGGTCCGTTCGGAGAGAAGAACCGCGATGCGAAGGTTGAGGACACGACCTTTGCTGACCAGAAGGTCGGGCTGATGCCGTCGTGGACTTGGGAGGAGGGTCGCGTCGGAAGCGTCCTGTCGGCTCGCCGCCCATCGAAACGGTTCTTCGACGAGGTCGCCCGTGGTGAACGCAAGTGGGCGTTGACAGACAAGCAGGGCAAGCCCGTGATGGTCTATCACGGGTCTATTCGCGAAACGCCGATTGTTCCGTTTGGTCGCCTTCCGAGCAGTGGGAAGATGCCGATGCTGCGATACGGAAATGACGGTATGTCATTTACGGACAATCCAACTTTTGCTGAATCGTTTGGCGATCAGGTATACCCGGCGTGGATTAGCGCAAAGAATCCAGCAGAAGTTGATATACGAACCAATCATTGGGCTCGAATTCCTGCGTGGGTTGCTCATCGAGAGTTGCAGAAATATCTTGGCGACAGCGTGTACGAACTCGTCAACAAGGTTGCTGGAACAGAATCGTCTGAATGGTTCGACGAAGGATTGATTGATGCATGGCTGAAAAACGGTCGAATTGAAAAGCGTTATGGATGGATTCCTGTTGTCACTGCCGATGACATTGCTGGGATTCTTATTGCTGCTGGTCACGATGTTGTTGTCCTCAAGAACATTTCGGACGAGGGATCGCAGAATCGTGGCGGATGGAGAGGCAGCATTCACGCCGAGGTTGTTGTTGCTTCTGGGGATCCGATCATCAACGCGCTGACCAATCAGCGCGTCACCGATGCCGAATACAAGACGCTCGCTGCTCGCCGAGTTCCATCTCGCCAGTTGGAATCGTTTACTCCAGAGTGGCGTGCGTGGTTTGGTGACAGCAGAGTGGTTGATGCGGACGGAAATCCGCTTCCCGTCTATCACGCTACTCGCGCAGGACGAGACTTTGATGTATTCAAGGTCACCAAGGATCTTGGATATCACTTTGCTTCCACGCCCGAGGCGGCTGATCGGGCGCTTGGAAGCCGAATTGGCGGGATGTCGCAAACTGGCGGCGCTCGTATTTACCCCGTGTACCTGTCCATCAAGAACCCACTTCGTGTTTCCGAAACCGGAAGCAAGATGATGGGCGATCTTGGCGGTTGGAACTTTGGTGACTTGATCGGTCAGTTCTATCGACCTGTCAGACTTGGCGAATCAAATCTGTTCCGTTATGTCCCCGAGGACAACGAGTTCGATGCTCCAGAAGGAATGGACTTTTCGGAAGCGATGCGTTCCGGTATGGTCACTCGTCCTTCCGAGCGCACCGGATTGATTGATATGACTCCGTTGGAGTATGTGCAAAAGATCAATTCGGAGGTACGCGAAGAACTCGGAGAACGGACTCAAAAGAATCGAGTCGCATTCAACAAGGCTGCGTTGCAGAAGTTCGTCGCTGATCTGAAGCGACTTGGCTACGACGGGATGGTGTACAAGAACATCGTCGAAGGCGGCGGTGACAGTTGGATTGCGTTTGATTCCAACCAGATCAAGTCCGTCTTCAACGAGCGTCCGACAAATAAACCGCAGTTGCTCGCCGCTCGCCGCAACATCACTACAAAGCAGGATGCTGACTACCGCGACCTATCGCCGATTTGGGAAGTTTCCGTTGATCCAGATATTGCAACATTTGAGGAAGCCCATGTTGGTGGCATTGCCGATCTTGGCAATGGAGATGCCAAGTACATCGTGTCGTTGATCCCAAACTACGAAGCCAAGATATCGGTTGTGAGAAATGCTATTCGGCGCGTGCTTGGTGACTCGTTCAAGTTGTATCGGTCAATGTCGCGAGCGCAATTGAATGCTTGGAAAAACGGCGAAGACATCGGTCCGATGAGCGGAACGACAAATCGTTCTCTCGCGGAGCGTTTTGTCAATCTTGCAGCGGTTAGAGACAAGAACCGCGTTGTTGTTGAGGTTGACGCGACACCGGAAATGATCGTTTTTCGAGGCAGCGAAAACGAATCGGAGTTGGTATTTGACGCAAACGAAATCTCTGCAGATCAGGTGCGCGTTATTTCGCCGACACTCTCCGCTCGCCGTCGCGTTGCGGAAGGAAAGTCCGAACGCCGCGTTCGTCTTGCGTATGGCATCGGTCGCCGAGAAGGTCTTCTGTCAGGTGAGGTCAGGGGTCAGGCTGTAGCCAAGCGCGAAGAGAAGCGAAAGGCTGCACAACTTGTGCGCGAGGAACGGAACAAGGAGCGCGTCGAGGCGTTGGCAAAGCGCATGGAGATGCGTGCTGCGTTCCGAGACCGCGTTGCTGGCCTGATGCTCGACATCGAAGCCGCAGCGGAAACGAACGACGAACTTCGCAACCGCATCAATGTCATGCGTAAGTATGAGCGTGCAGGACGCAAGAAGGCTGCGGAGAAGGCGCAGTCGCAGATCCTGAAGGCGTGGATCAAGGGTCTTTACAAGGGCCGTGCCGTCGGTCGCAAGGAAGGGATTGAAGAAGCCAAGGCGCGGATGGCCGATCTGCGGAAGGCCGCTGTCGAGGTCATCGCGACGCTTCCGATCAAGTTGCGCGGCAAGTATGTCAATGCCGTTGCGACGATGAAGACAGCCGCAGGAATCAACAAGATCGCTCGCCGTGTCGTTCAGGATCTTGCGATGGCGGAAGCCATCGAAACGGTGGCCGCGATCAACAGGATGGACAAGCGCGTGAGAAAGGTCGGGCTGCGTGCGGAAACGCGGTCTGATCTGTTGTCGGCGCTGTCATCCGCGAGATCGATGCTCGCCGCAGGACGAAAGCGGATGCTCCCGTTCACGGATACGGCAGACATTGCCGCCCGAACCGCAAGCGCACAGGCTCTTCTGGAATCGGCCATGCAGCGATTCGATGTCGAGCGTGCGGAATACAGGGATGCACGCGATGCCAGAGCGGACGAAGCGGCTGCGGATGCGTCTGCGCTTGGAGCGTCGCTTGCGTCATTGCCGAAGGTCGAGCGTGGTCGCATCTCCTCGATGGCTCCGAGGAGAAACATCATCCGCGACATCCTGTCAACCATCGGAAACTCCGACATCTACACCCTGATGCAAGCCATCGAGGGCGGGGCTGGCGGTGTACTCGGGAAGATGTGGGCCGGGTTCGCCGAGGCAAAGGGCAACATGACGCTCGACCGCAAGCGCATCGACGAGCGAATCGACGCGGCGCTTCGGTCAGCCGGGTATTCGGGCTATGACGGATATGCGACGAATGCCGCTGGGTTGTACGGCGAATCGTCTGCCGAGACCGTGACGGTCAGCCTTGGCGGAAATCCGATGACGATCACCGTTGACCAGATGCTGCATCTGGCTGCGATGGATGATCAGACGGTGGCCCTGCTGACCGACGATTCGGATCCGACCGGAACGCCCGGAGCGCCAATCGTGTTCTCGACCGACCGCAATGCCACGCCGATCTACATGACGCGGCAGGAATTCGCGGACATCAGAACCAGCCTGACCGATGGGCAGCGCAGATTGATTGACGAGATGAAGGCGATCTTGGAGCAGGAGATCCAGCCTCGCGCCTTCGACATTCACTTCCAGATTCACGGTCGCCAGCCTGACATCGTTCCGGGGTACTTCCCGCGCCAGCGACTCGGCGACGAGATTGCTGGGCAGACAATCGACCCGAATATGCAGCCGAACATGGTGATGAACACCATGCTGTCGAACGCCGGGTTCCTCCAGCAGCGCGTCGCCGCGAAGTCCACGATGGTTGTCGGCGGCATGATGCGGACGATGGACAGCCACCTCGACGAATCGTTGCGGCTGATTCATCTGTCTCTCCCGCTTCGGTATGCGATGTCTGTCCTGAAGTCCGCTCGCGTCCGCAGCGGAATCGAGGCGACGATGGGAGATGGCGGCAACGACGCGATCAGGAAGTTGGTTCTGAATGGCGTTGGCCTGTCTGGAAAGCCGCAGGGCGGATTTATCGAGGGGCTGAATGCCAACGTGAGCGGCGCTCTCATCACACTCAACCCCAAGACTTGGCTTCGGCAGTTGGGTGGTGCGTTCCGGCTCGCGAGCGAAATGCCAGTTGGGGCGTGGTCGAATGGCGTTGCTCGGATGGCGACGATGACCCCGGCGCAGCGCCGGGACATGGCTCGGGCCGTCGAATCTATCAACGGGTACTTCTATGACCGACACCGTCGCAGCCAAGTCGGCATCTTCGCGAACGTGCTTGGAGACCCGAATACGGCACGCGACAGGTGGGCAGCGTCGCTGGCATCGTCGGCTCGTTCTCTCGCCTCGGTCGGGGAAAGCGTGGCGGCGGGCAAGTTCGCTCGTTCGGTGCGTGATCTACGCGAAGGCGTGCTGCCGATCAGCCGGGTTCTGAAGAGCGCTGACGGAATGCTTCGCATGATCGACAGGCAGATCATGCTGGCCGCGTTCATCGGTATGCGTGCCGATCTCGCCGCACGAAACCCGTCGATGACCAATGCGGAACTTGATGTCGGTGCGGCAAAGATGGCCGAACAGGCATTCCGAAAGACGCAGAACGTGAGCGACCCGCTCGATGACACGGTCTTTGCTGCCCAGCAGAAGTTCTCGCAGGGCATTGGTCGGCTGATGTTCCCGTTCAGCAGCGACCCGCTCAAGGGCTACAACCAGATTCGCCGTGCCGTCGCAAGCCGCGATCCTGCGTTGATTGCGAAGACGGCAGCAGGGGTGTCGAGCAACATCGCTCTGGCCGCTGCAATCAATCCGCTGTGGACGGCGGCTGGCATCGCCATCGCCAACGCGCTCGGAGGCGGCGGCGACGAAGAGGATGAGGACATGATCCGTCGCATGGCGATGGAACAGGAAATGGGGTATCTGCCGTCACGGGTCGCTGGCGACGCGGCATCGGCGGTGTTTGGCTACCTCGGCATGGCCGGGGGTGCAATTGTCGATGGCGCTATGGGAAGTCCCGAGCGTGCCGACGATGTGCTGGAGCCGCTCGTAATCCGTTTCCTCGGAGACACTTCCAAGTATCTCGCGCAGGGAGACTTGCCAAGCCTGTCAGAAACGACGCTGCAACTGGCTGGTGTTCCTGTGGTTGCGCCTGTATCCACCGTCACGGGCGTGGCCGCGAAGGCCAAGCCGAGCGACCGCAAGTTGCTGGAGTACTACCGCAAGTTGGATAAGGCTGGCGAACTTACGCCGAAGCAGCGCCAGCGGTTGAACGTGCTGGCTGCTCGGGAACGCATCAGGCTGGCGCAGGAACGTCGCGAGAAACAATTGCAGCAGTAGTGTTGCAATGTGGGTGTGGGATGGTTACCATGTGTGTGCGGCACGAAGCCGCAGAAAGGAGAGACACATGGAAACTGACACCCAGAAGCCACGGCGACACGCCACGCTGACGATCAAAGCCGCCACGAAGCGCCGCATTGAGCGCTACGCGGAGGCTGGTCGCTGGACCCAATGTGCGCTGATCGATCTGCTGCTGGATCGGTACGCGCACGAACTGCCGCAGCCAGCGGAAGAGTCTGAACGCCCCTACGTTTGAAGAAACGCCGTGGGTCCGAAGACCACACGGCGGTTTGGGAGAGACCAATGCTTGAACGATTCACACCCCCGGCGCTTCCCCACATCGAGCGGGATCTGCCTGATTCAATCTATCACTCATTCGATGCCATGTCTGCTTCGCGGCTGCGGATTCTTGATCGCAGCACCTCGTTGCATCTGGCTCACAGCATCGCAAACCCGTCTGATTCCCCGGCGCTTGCCGTCGGTCGCGCCCTGCATTGCAAGGTGCTGACACCTCACCTGTATTTGCGTGACTTTGTGGTGGCCCCAGCCGTTGACCGCCGCACCAAGGAAGGCAAGGCGACCTACGAGTCGTTCGTTGCCTCGGTCGGCAGCAAGACCGTGCTGACCGCCGACCAAGCCGAGGAGGTCTCGGCGATGGCTGCTGCCATTGCCGCCAACCCGGATGCACGCATGGTGGTGTCCGACCTGAACGGCAGCGCCGAGGTCTCGCTGTTTGCCGAGATCGCTGGCGTGCGTGCCAAGTCGCGCTTCGACAGGCTGGTCGAGGTCAACGGCGAGCGCATCATCGTCGATGTGAAGACCACCGCATCGAGCGCATCGAAGTCGGAGTTTGAGCGCACGATCTGGAACTTCGGGTACGGCGTGCAATGCGCGTTCTACTTGGAGATGGCGCGAGCGTGCGGCGTTCCGGCGCAGCACTTCGTGTTCGTGGTGGTCGAGAAGACCGCTCCGTATGCGACCGCCGTCTATCGGTTCAGCGACGAGATCGCGGAGGCGTTCCGCCCTCGGATGCTGGAACTCGTCACGCAGTACAAGGCTTATCTCGCGGAAGGTCCGCGTGGTTACGAAGGTGTCACCGAGATCGGCATCCCAGCGTGGGCTGCTGCTCGCATCGCACAGAACTTGGGAGAGTTCAATGAAGTCTGAAATCGTGAAGGCTGGCATGACCAGCGACAAGGTTGAGTTGATTGGGCGCACCATCGCGAAGGGCTGCTCGCCCGACGAGTTGGCGCTGTTCGTCGCCATCTGCGACCGCACCGGGCTGGACCCGTTCGCTCGGCAGATCTACGCCATCCCGCGCTGGGATGGGAAGTTGAAGCGCAACGTGATGACCCCGCAAGTCAGCATCGACGGCGCTCGGCTGGTTGCCCAGCGCAGCGGCCAGTATGCGGGGCAGGACGGCCCGTACTGGTGCGGCGAGGACGGCGTGTGGAAGGATGTGTGGCTGTCCAACAAGTTGCCCGTCGCCGCCAAGGTCGGCGTGATGCGAACCGGGTTCGCGGCTCCGATCTATTCGGTTGCCCTGTTCGGCGAGTACGCGCAGCGGTTCGATGACGGAAACCTGTCAGGCTTGTGGAAGAAGTTCCCTGTGCAGATGATCGCCAAGTGCGCCGAGATGTTGAGCCTGCGTCGCGTCTTCCCCGCCGAACTGTCCGGTCTGTACAGCGCCGAGGAAATGTCGCAGGCCGACACGCCCGTGGTCGATGCGGTGGTTGCCGAGCCGCGCCACGACACCGGGTTGAAGCGCTTGCAATTGGCGACAACCGCCGTTACCATCGATGTGCCATCCACTCCGGTTGCCGTTGCTGCGGTGACCGAGCCGACCCCCGGAAGGGGCGGGAGCGCCGCTTCGGCTGGCGCTCCTGCCCTCCCGGCGGCGGAACAGGTGAGCGACGCGGACGATTCCGATCTGGGGTACGACACTCTCGTCATCACCGAGGTCGAGCGTGCGATGTCGCGCAGCGCGAACCCGCAGGAGTTCCTGCGGATCACGACGCAGGACGGCATGAAGATGTGCTGCTGGGACAACCACCTGTTCGCGAAGATCGAGGACTGCGTCGGCAAGGAGGTCCGCGCCGTCGTGCAGTACCCGCCGCCGTCCACGGCTGCGCGAGGTGCGAAGCCGAAGATCACCGAGATCGTCGGCGCGAAGCAGCCCGCGAAGCGAGAGGAGGTGGACGATGCGAACATCCCGTTCTGACTTCGCTGGCTACATGGGGGGCGGCGCAAGCCGCCCCCTGACGGGCGCTCACCAGATCGCCCGCCGCAGCGATCCATCGACATCGCACGCCGCCGCCGCAGACATGGCTCCGAAACTCGGAAAGATCCAGCAGCAGTTGCTGTGGGCGTTCAAGTCGGAAGCGGCCCGGAACGGGCTGACTCCCGACGAGGCCGAGGAGTTGGCTGGACTGCACGTTGGCGCTCGGCGCAGGGTCAGCGAACTGCACAACGCAGGGTTGATCGAGCCGACCGGGGAAGTTCGACCGGGAAGGGCTGGCAAGGCGCAGCGCGTGTTCAGGATCGCACGCACCAAGGTTGTACCGACCGACCTGTTCGGAGGTGTCGCATGATCGCCATCGAACTCGACATCAGGTTCAACCGTGGTGAGGAGTTGCAGTACGGTGCGAATTGCCAATGCGACATTCCATCGGCGACCGTCGATCAGGTTGGATCGGCGATCATGTCGATGGTCGAGCAGACTTGCGAGGCCATGCAGGAGAATGCGCGTAAGTCGGACATGATCGGCATCGACAGCAAGGTGTTTCGGATCTCGGTCGAAAGCGACAGGCGCAGGGCATCGTTTGAAATGACGGTTCGTCCAACCGACAACTGGACCGAGGCGGGCAACACGCTTGTCGATTGGATCCTTGGTGATGCCGTCGAGGAGGTGCTGGCATGAGCCTCCCTTGGTTTCCGTTGTACGCCAACGACTTCGTGGTCTCCACGGTCACGATGTCCCCGGCGTGCGTCGGCTCGTACATCCGGCTGCTGTGCTACGCATGGACAGCCGGGTCGATCCCGAACGACTACGAGGTCTGCTCCCGCATCGCCGTCGGCATGACACCGACGGAGTGGAACGAGATCCGCCATCGGTTTGAGGTGGTGTCCGATCCAGATACGGCTGTCGAGAAGTTGGTCAACCCACGCATGGAGCGCGAGCGCGAGCGGACGGAGGTGATCCGCGAGGCTCGCCGGGAGGCCGCTGCCCGGACGAACGCCAAGCGCTGGGGCGCTGACCGAGTCGCTGACCGAGTCGGTGACCGTGTCGCTGACGGGTCGTATTCACAATCACATTCACAACACAACACAGAAGGGGAGCGAGTCGCTGACCGAGTCGGTAAGCGACCCAAGCATGACGCGGTCGCGCAACTTCAGCGCATCACGAAAGGAAAGGCCAGCGATGGAGCGTGATCACGGCGACGAACACATCCCGACCCAGCGGGAGATCGACATCGAGCGGTGCGGAAACGAGTGCAACTGCACCCGAGACTCGGACCCATCGAAGTGGTGCTGGTTGCATCAGCAGATTTGGGAAAGCGAGGTTGAACATGACTGACCTTGTGGCTGAACTTCGGAAGCGCCACGACAGCGTGGCGTTTCCATTCGTGCCTACCACCCCCATCGTCGGGCCGACGATCTTCTCGCAATCCGCCGACGAGATCGAACGGCTGCGGAATGAGCGAAACGCCTTTGAGGCAGAGCGCGATGAACTCATCAGCATCTCTAACAAGTTGAAGCGCGAGCGCGACGAGGCGAGGCGGATGTTCTGCAAGTGTCATGCACAAGCAGAAGCGATTGGATATGCCGAAGGGCGTGGCTGGGACTGCTTCAAGGAGGACGGCAAGTGAGCGACTTTCCCGAGATCACTACCGAGCAGATCGTGGCTCGTCTTCGCATGATCGTGGCAGAGCCAGATTCGCTCTGCAAGACCGACCTCCACTACATAGAAGACGCTGCCGACGAA